GCTTTGCTAATCATTCGGCAACATGTGCAAGCAGAGTGTACAACTACGCTATACAAATGGAACATGCAGAGCAAAACCCATTTAACAAGATAAAGCGTAAGACAACTAAGCAGCGTAAGATGGTGTGGTCACATGGTGAGGTGAACAAGTTTCTTGATGTGGCATACAGCGACTTTGACTACAGGAATGTGGGATTGATTGTACACATGGCATACGAGTGGTGTCAGCGTCTGGGTGACATGCGTATGCTTGAGTGGTCTAACCTTGACTTGGATAAGCAACAGCTTACATTAGAGCAGAGTAAGCGTAGGGCTGATGTGTTTCTTCCTATCTCTGATAACCTAGCTGAGATGCTGCGTGAGCACAAAGCAGACTTTGGTTTTCAGCAGTGGGTAGTGCCACATCCCGTACCTGTTAAGGGTGTGTATAAACCATATGCAATGGAGAGACTATCTAAGGTTGGGCGAAAGATCATGCGGTTAGCAAAGCTACCTGAAGAGCTACGTCTTATGGACATAAGGAGAACTGGTATAACACAAATGATAGACAAGGGTGTACCATTGCCACAAATCATGGCTGTATCAGGCCATACACATGTGTCTTCTGTGAAACCATATCACAAGCATACTTACGAAAGTGCAAATAGTGCCTTGACACAGAGAGATATAACTGTACAATCGACTGTAGGGAGTAACAATAAAGGTGATACATTATGAGTGTATATAATATTATAAATAATATGACACTGGCAAATGGTGAAACCAAACGTATGAATTGTCCTACATGTAATGGGTACAAGACATTCACCGTAACAAACAACATGGGTTCTATGGTGTGGAATTGTTACAAAGCTAGTTGCCCAGAGTCGGGTGGTACTCGTGTACATCTAAGTGCGGAAGACATACGCAAGTCTCTAGGCAGTGTTGCAGAGGAGACACACGCAGTAAAATTCGACAAGCCTGACTTCCTTGTGCAAGATCACTTCAAGATTGCAGACTTCTGTGAGCAATGGCAGCTTGACCCCAATGCTTTGGGGTTGTTGTACGATGTGAAGGAAGATCGTGTGGTGTTCCCTATTATGCAGGGCAATGTTATGGTGGATGCAAGTGGCAGAAGCCTCACAAAAAGATTACCAAAGTGGAAACGATATGGAAAAAGTGTATTGCCATACGTGTCTGGACGTGGTAAAACTGCTGTAGTCGTTGAGGACTGTATAAGTGCAGCCATTGTGGGTGCGACAGGCAGTTCTGGATGCTCAGAGAGTGGCGTATATGTCGGGGTCGCAGTGTTGGGTACGTCACTCTCTGAGGCACATAGGGAGTACTTAACTCAGTTCTCTACGGTAGTAATTGCATTAGACCCTGACGCATTACCCAAGACACTACAGATTGCAAAAGAATTACGTGGGTATGTAGACAACGTTAAAGTTCTACGGCTCACAGACGATATTAAATATCGCAACCCGACTGACTTTGAAAACTTAACAACACTAGGAGCATAATATGGAATTATCGTTAATACGTAGTCTGATGGACAAAGAGTTCTACGATGATCATCGTGGTGCTAAATGCCCAGACAGACTATTCAGTAAAGATGTACGAAAGATCAAGCAGTCTATTGACACTGCTATGGATCGCTATGAGCGTACAGTCACACCAGATGAGATTGAAGCCTTGTTCATGGCTAACAATCCCACACTAACCACAGCACAGAAACAGGCATACAGCCACCTGTTCCATCAGGTAAAGAAAGAAACGCCTATGGGTGGTGACGTAGCACAAGAGGTGTTATCCAAACTATTCCAACAAGTAGTTGGTGAGGACATTGCTAACCTTGGCTTTGATTATGTCAACGGTACTAAGGTTAGCCTTGAGCCATTGCGTAACATGCTTGAACAGTATGGTGATGACTTCACGCCTAACCTGAAAGTAGAATGGGAAGATATTAGTCTTGATACTATCCTTGCCATGACTGACCTTGAGTCGCAGTGGACATTCAACATACCTACGTTGACACGTAAGGTTGAGGGCATCAATGCAGGTCACTTGATTGAGGTAGGCGCAAGACCAAACACAGGTAAGACTTCTTTTCATGCGTCACTTGTAGCAGGGCCACAAGGCTTTGCATGGCAGGGTGCTAAGTGTGTTGTGTTGTGTAACGAAGAGGGCTACCACCGTGTTGCTCACCGCTACATCACGGCAGCTACAGGCATGGACAAGTACGAGATCGCTAAGAACAAACAACAAGCCATGTCGATCTTTGATCGTATTCGTGGCAACGTTATGTTCAAGGATGCAACTGGTCGTGACATGTCATGGGTTGAGTCTGTGTGTAAGTCATACAAGCCTGATATAGTTATACTGGACATGGGTGACAAGTTCGCCAAGACAGGTGGGTTTGCACGTCCTGACGAAGCACTCAAGGCCAATGCAATCTATGCCAGACAGATAGCCAAGCAGCATGACTGTGCTATCTTCTACATGTCTCAGCTATCAGCAGAGGCAGAGGGCAAGGTGGTACTGAACCAAGCCATGATGGAAGGTTCACGTACAGGTAAGGCAGCAGAAGCTGACCTTATGATAATGATCTCCAAGAACCCTACGGTGGAGGGGCAGGAGGAGGAAGACAATCAACGCCACATTAACATCGTGAAGAATAAACTGTCTGGTTGGCATGGTATTGTTCATACTGATTTGGAATACAAGATAGCGAGGTACGTAGCATGATAGAGAATGGAACAATTCGTGAAGATGGAAAACGTTGGGATGGATCAGTCTGGCGCAAGGTAGGTGTGAACCATCACCTGAATGAAGAAGGACTTGTGTATTACAAGCGTAAGTACAGAACACTTAGTGGTTACTTACAGCAGGGTGGAAAGATTGATCGCCTTGTATTTAACAAGATGAACCCAAAGGACATTGGCATATTTGCCAAGGCACTATACGACAATCAGAAGTCAGGACACGTTTACGTAATCGTAAATAACGCATGGCCTGAATGGGTAAAGATTGGTAAGGCTGTTGATGCAGAAGACCGACTGAATGGATACCAAACAAGCTCACCTATGCGTGACTATAAGCTGGTGCATTCGGTTTACTTTGAAGACCGTCACAAGGCAGAGAAAAAAGCACATGTTGCAGCAGCATCTGCCACCAAACATCCGTGGAATAAAGTAGACAATGGTGAATGGTTTAAACTTTCACACGAGGAAGCTGTAAAAATATTAGAGGATATTACATGAGTGAAGTATTAACAGCAATAACCATACTGGCTTTAATAATAGGCGGTTTTATTTGGATTGTAATTAGCGAGGTAAACAAATGATTGAGGTAACATATATATCGCACATGGGAGATGACATTAGTGTAGTGAATGCTGCACGTGTATCATTCGGTAAGAAATCTAAGTACGAGTGTACTGACTTGATCAAAGGTAAGTGGGAACTTAAATCTGCTGACGAAAAGCTAATCAAATATCTTGCCAAGCATCAGCATAAGTCACCGTTCAACCATGCATTTGCTACCTTTCATGTCAAAGCACCAGTGTTCGTTGCACGTCAGCTTGTAAAGCATGAGTACATGCCTTGGAATGAAATCAGCCGTAGGTATGTGGACAGTGAGCCTGAGTTTTACGTGCCTGATAAATATCGTGGACGTAGCCTTAATAAAAAGCAAGGTAGCGAAGGTACAGTAACTGTATCGGACAACGGGTTTAACGAGATTGCAATGACGGAGTATGAGTACCTGCTAGACTTAGGTGTATGCCCAGAGCAAGCACGTATGGTATTGCCACAGTCTATGATGACTGAGTGGTACTGGTCAGGTAGCTTGTACGCATTTGCAAAGATGTGCAGCTTACGCTGTTCGTATGATACACAAGTTGAGACACAACAAGTAGCGTTGGAGATTGACACAGAGATGGCTAAACTATTTCCTGTATCATGGAAAGCATTAAGGGAGAACGCATGATGCAGGGTGAAATTAAAGTAACAGAGATAGAAGAACACGAGGATGGTAGTGCTACGCTACAAGTAGACTGTGACCCTGAGACATTTGCCTATATCTTCAACATAGGCTTTGTGTCCTTAGTAAAAAAGGGTATAGAAGATAGCAAGTGGCGTACTTGCGTATCCTGTGGTGGCCCATCATATAATGATATGTGTGGGTTTTGTTTAGAGGAAGAATGATGATACGAGAAATGACAGACGATGAAAGACAACGAGCAAAGGAAAGAAAGCGCATGAACACACGTAGTATGGCAGATGAGATTGCATTGT